TTGATGAGATTTACGGTCGTATTGGCAGGCTTGCTCACGTGCCTGAAGCGTTTTTGCTGTCATGCACAAACCCTGACGCTCCGGATCATTGGGTATATAAGCATTTCATAGAGACAAAGCATCCTGACCGCCATGTGTTCTATTCGCTCACAGAACAGAATAAGTTTTTAAACCCAGTATATCTTGAGACGTTAAAACGAAACTTAGATCCATTAATGGCTGAACGTATGCTTCGAGGTCGCTGGGTTCGCATTGCAAACGACTCGGTTTACTATCAATACGATCCAAACATTCACTTTAAGCGTGATCAAGACTACAAAATCCACCCACAATACCCCGTTCGCATGTGCTTTGACTTCAATATCGCTCTAAATAAACCAATTTCAGCAGGCTTCATGCAATACATCGATGATCACTTTCACATCTATGATGAGGCTGTAATTCACGGCGCACGCACCGAGGAGCTCTTAGAGGACGCTTTTAATCGCGGTCTTATGCCAAAAGAGAATCTTATCATCGTTCACGGTGACGCATCAGGTAAACATAAAGACACAAGAGGACCCTCTTCTGATTACGAGATCATCGAGCGTTTTTTAAAATCAAAGGGTCTTAAATATGAAATGCAAATCCCTGCTTCAAACCCAGCGATTAGGCAGCGACACATTTTAATGAATGCGTATTTTAAAAATTCAGAAGACAGAGTTAGAATTACACTTTATAAAAACGCAAAAACTGCAAATGAAGGCTTTTCACTTGTGAAGCTAAAAAAAGGCGGTCAATATATTGAGGATGATACCCCTGCCTATCAACACATTACTACAGCCTTGGGCTATGGTTGTTATTTCGCTAGCACACAAGCAAACCGAGCTTCTAAAACCATTCAACTCTAATCAGCTAAGGACATAAACCAAATGGCACTGAGAGATCGAAGACAAGAAATTCTCGCCTATATCAAACACAACACGCCGTATCTAGAATACAACGCCTGCATGCTTGATATCTTTGAAGGCGGTCTTAAAAAATACGTACTCCACGTGCTAGAAAATTCATTATCTGAGAACTATTTTAATCAAATTAAAGACCGAGTCCTTCCAATCAATATCTTAAAACGCTATGTCGATAAGGTCTCAGGCGTTTACAATCAAAACCCAATTAGAAAAACAGATGAATCTCAAGATATCGAGCTCGTTAAGTTCTATGAAGACGAATGCGACATAAATGTTGTAATGCATTTAGCAGATGAGTTCATTCAACTCTTCAAAGGTTATGCTCTAGAGCCGTACTTAGATGACACATTAGATGAGCCAGCCCCCCGCGTGAGGGCTCTCCCATATGACAGGTTCTTAGTCTATTCAGACAACGTAGTGAATCCGTTAAAACCAACTGTGTTTATTAAGATCATGGGAAAAAGACCTGTTAAAACAGGCCGAGGCTATGATCAGCGCATGTATTATTTTGTCTATACCGACACCGAATTTGATGCATTTGATTCAACAGGTGAAACACTTAACGCATATCTTGAATCAAATAACGGCGAAAACCCTTATGGCGTAATTCCTTTTTATTACGGGTTTAGATCAAAAACAAAACTCAAGCCAACTCAAGACACGGACATCAAAGCCATGACCGAGATGGTTCCTGTGATGTTAACCGACATGGCAGGCGCTATTATGTTTCAATGTTTTGCAATCATCTATGGCGTTGACGTAAAAGCCGAAAACTTAACCCTATCTCCAAACGCGTTTTGGGATTTAAAATCAGATCCAACAAGTGGGAAAGAACCAAAAGTTGGAACGATTACCCCACAAGCGGATGTAGACAAGGTCATTAAGTTTGTAATGACCGCTCTTTCTCTTTGGCTTGAAACAAAAGGAATTAAAGCTGGCTCAATCGGCTCTTTTGATGCAGCAAATGTTGCCTCTGGGATTGCAAAGCTACTCGATGAGGCTGACACAACGGCTCTTAAAAAAGCAAATATGACGGCCTTTAAAGCAGATGAGAAATCCATTTGGTCTCTTATCTCAAAAATGCATAACTACTGGGTAGGAAGTGGAATGCTAAAAGGCATGGGCACTTTTTCTTCAAACTTTGATGTATCTATTGAGTTTGACGATCCAAGACCACTACTTGATCGAAAGACGGAAGTTGAAACGGTCGATTTAGAAGTCAAATCAGGATATCTTGACCGCTATTCTGCAATGAAGCGACTGTATCCGGATCTGTCAGAGGAACAAATTCTAGAGCGCATGGCTTTAATTGATAACGAAGGGGAGATTTTAAATGTTAAAGGAAATGGAAGCAATCCAGCAAGCGATGAAACAAGTGGCAGCAGCAATGGAGCCACAACCAACGGAGACGGAGAAGAAGTTGACGAAGCTGAACTTTCTACTGCGACGCAAGGAAGCGCTCCTGCAGGAGAATCAATACAATAAACAATACGACGCTCAAATCAAGGAATTAGAAGATGAGTTGGCAAAGGTTCAAGGTAAACGTACCAAAGAAGCTAAGTCCGATTCAGCGTGAGGCACTAGCTCAAGAGGTGATTGATTTTGTTATCAATCGATCGAAATCAGGTTTAGATAAAAACAATAAACCGTTTCCAGGCTATTCTGACGCTTATGTAAAAAGCTTAAACTTCAAAATAGCAGGAAAGAGTAAAGGCAAAGTCAATCTAACCTTATCTCAGGAAATGCTTCAAAGCCTATCGCTCATATCTCATAAACCAGGCGAGCTTTTAATTGGATACGACAAATCAGATAACGAACTAAATGGGAAGGTCGAGGGAAACGTACTAGGCACCTACGGTAGATCAAGTCCGATTAGAGGCAAAGCCAGAGACTTCATGGGGATTTCTAAAAAAGACCTAGAAACTATTCTAGATAAAGTCGCATCAAAAGATGATGCAGAACAAATCTTAAAAGAGCGTGCAGCGGCAGGAGAGCTAGCTAGTGGCATCGAGTTTGAAGACACAGATTAAACGCGTTGTAACAAATAAAATTAGTAAAGCTATCGCCGAGGTGGCAAAGCTGGTGCCCGAGCAAATAAGACGGCGCACGCAGCTAGGTAAAGACCTTAAGGGTGGGAAAATTAAAGATACTACTCCTGAAACTAAAGCCTACCGAAAGCGGTATGCAAAAAATCTAGATAGCAATACAACGACAAATCGATCCAATTTACCTGCTACAGGACAGCTTTTAAACTCCATAGAAGCGTCATCTAATGGTCTAGTAATCGAAATAACTCTAAAAGACAAAAGAACAAAAACGCTATCCGGTGGGTCGGCTCAAGCGACAAACACCGAGATTAAAGATTTTCAAGAAGGACAAGGCAGGTATTTTTTCGGCCTAATCGATTTTGAAAAGAAATTCATAGTACGAGAATTAGTTAAACGATTGAAAAAGAAATAAGGGGGTTTATAATGAATAAGACTCAACACACCGAGAGTGGGGCTCAAGGTGCTGAAGAAACCGAATCCGCTGGGGGCGGAACGGATGACAAGCCGGGCGTTGTTCCTTACGAAAAGATTGAGCAAGCAGTAAATCAAACGAAACGGGCGAAGGAAAAGCTTCAGGCAACTGAGGCCCAACTTCAAGCACTTCTTAAAGAAAAAGAAGACCGTGAGAAACAAGAGCTAGAGCAGCAAGGCAACTATAAAAAAATGCTTGAGCTAAGAGAAAAAGAAGTCTCTGAAACCAAGCAAAGGTTGTCTGAACTTGAAGCGCGCTGGAATAACTCAATGAAGTTAAGCGCTGTGATGAGTAAACTCCCAGGTCGAGTCGAAAAATCACAATACTTAAGCTTTATTGATCTAGAAAAAGTAGTAATCGATCCTGAAACAAACGAGGTCGATACTGCTTCTGCCGAGCTTGCTGCAAGCGAATTTGTGAAGTCATTCCCTGAATTGATTAAAACAGAAGGGAAAAAACTTCCAAATAACGGCGCCAACGGCGGTCAACAAGGGATTACGTACGAGCAATGGAGAAAGCTTCCATTGGCTGAAAAGAAAAAATACAAACCTAGTGACATAAACGGGGGGAAATAATTTATGTCGATGACTTTAGTTACACAATTAGAAGAACAGGTTCAGAAGTTTTGGGCTCCGCTATTACAAGATCAATTGAAAGAAGACACCATTCTTCCATCTCTTGTTAATAAAGAATACGAAGGCGTCATTAAACGTGGCGGCGATACCGCTTATGTGAGCATGATCAATCGCCCAACGGCTGAACGTAAAACTAAAGGCGCTGGCGCTGAAAGTTTCAACTCTCAACAACTTGAAACGACCCGAGTTGGAATCGTTGCAGACCAACGCATCACTGCAGCTTTTGAAATTGAAGACCTCGTAGACCTTCAATCTCAATTGTCTCAAGACAATCCTAAAATGCGTCAAGTCTTGTTTGAAGCACTTGAAATCAACCTAAATAGCTATCTCTATAGTTTGGTTGCTCCTAGTGCTTCACCTGACCACACTCTTACCAGCGTGACTGATTTCAATGCAACTCAGCTTCTTGCAGTGAGAAAGCTTGCTGCTCAAGCAAAATGGCCTAAAATGCCTGGCTGGTATTTGCTTCTTGACCCAAGCTACATGACCGACGTTCTAAACGCACAAACACTCACAAGCTCTGATTATGTTCCAGACGCTCCAGTGGTTGGCGGTCAAATGGCACGTCAACGTTTTAACTTCAATATCCTTGAAGACAATAGCGCTGGTCTTGTTGGTCTTGGAACATCCGGTGCGGATGCAGGTCTAGCATTTCATCCAGACTTTTTGTATCTCGTCATGGGTGAGCCACAAGTAAAGATCTCTGATCTCCATTCTCAAAAGAAACATGGCTACCTTGTTTCTGTTGATATGTGGTGTGGCGCTAAACTTGGTCTTGAAGGATCACTTAAGCACATTTCGATTATCAACACCTAATTGATTTGAATAAATGACTAATCCTGTACTCACTACAAACTTAAGCGGTAGGGGATACTTGATTGCACTAGAATCGTCGACAGTTCAGGGGCTCGTTGACGTTCTAGTGCAAATCAAGAGTCCGTTTAAAGTGGTTGCGATGTATAGTGATGGGAAAAAGCATTTTGCTGTTATCGAATCTAATAGAAAATTAAAAATTAAAGGGGAGTAATACCATGGCCGCAGTGAAAGATAAAAAACTACTAGGCGCTCCAGCGTCTCAAAGCATTGAACTCGTTCGAGTTGTTTATGATTTCTCTAAAGACGCAGGCGCAACGGGAAGTCTTGACCTATTCGAAGCCGACGTTGCTTGTTGTGTGAAGCTTCGTTACGCACTTGTGCAAGTGGCAGCAACGTCTGGCGGATCGGCAACGATTAGCGCAGGCAAAGCATCCGCTGGAACGGAATTCCTAAACGCATCTGCCGTTGCAGGCTTTAGCTTGGGTGCGGTTGTAAACCCAGCATCTCAAAACTCGGTAAAGCTAGCTGCAGGCGAGAAAATCGATATGACGATTGCAACCGCTGCTTTAACGGCTGGCAAAATTGAATTTGTCCTTGAAATCGGCAGATTCTAATTATGCGGTTTAAGTAATTATAAGGGGTAGGGCGTTTTAATACAGAGAGAGCGCCCTGCCCTTTTGATTATTGAGGTCAATAATAAATGGCTCAACCGGATCAAATTTCAGATCGAATAAAAACCTCCTATGTAGAGGACGTTTTATCGACTGGAACATCGAGACAAAAAGTCTCGGCTCTTATTGACCCAAGTCAGATCTCAATTCTTGCATCGGGTTCTTTAATCACGTCAGCGTATGATG